CTATCTCGAGAAATCTTTTAGGGCCCCCGCCCGCGCTGCTGGGCGAAGCTGGTGCGGGCGAAGGGACTCGAACCCCCACATCTTGCGATACTGGAACCTAAATCCAGCGCGTCTACCAGTTCCGCCACGCCCGCAAACAAGGACCGCCGGTACTGCTGTGGGTCTCTCGACTTTCGCAGCAGGATCGTGGGGCCGGTACTCCAGGTGTGGGGGAGCGTCAACCTTCGCGTTCAGACCGTATCCGAGCGCGTTGGTGGCCTGCGCATTGAAGGCCTCCAGGGTCCCAAGAGCATCAGTCAGCATGGTGTCATTGACGTGGGCGTACCGTAGCGTTGTCTCGATCCGCTTGTGTCCCATGAGCTTCTGGATGACCCTGAGGTTGACGTTGGCCTGCACGTACCTCGTGGCACAGGTATGGCGACAGGCATGGAATACGAACCAGGGGTCATCCGTAAGACCCATGGCCTCGCGTGCTAGGTTCCACTCGTACCTGAGCTGATGGATGTTAGGCATAAAGCCCTTCCTCAGGACCCACTTGAGCGTACTGTAACTCTCGTCCGTCAGAGGAACCGATCGCGCCAAGTCAGCCTTGGTCTGCCATAGGTGCGCCCAGCCCTTGGTCACGTTGTCCGAGTCGATACCCAGCAACTCCGACCTGCGCATCCCAGTTTGGATCGCCACCTTAACGAGTTTCGGCATCACGTCGCCCCTAAGCACGCTCAGTAGCTCCAGCTCCTCCTCGTGGGTGATCCAGCGGATGCGACCCTCGTCCTCATCCTGCCACGCGAAGACAGGGAGCTTCACGGTACGGTAGTCCCGGTCCACGCACCACTTCATGAACTTCGAGAGGGCACTGAGGTAGCGGTTGACGGTCGCTCCTGCCCTGTCGATCTGGAGGTAGTCCACCAGCGCATCGATGTCCTCTGTGGAGACCTCATCAATCCCCTTGGTGAGACCGATGCACTTGAGGCTTTCCCACAGCCTTACGAGACTTGAGGCCTCATCGGCCTTCCCCCGCCAGAGGGTCGCCTCAGCACGCTTGAAGCCTTCCTCCAGGGTCCGTGGCCTAGACGCGCCAGAATTAAACTTGCGCTTGGCTTCGGCCACGATGGTACCGCTCTGTAGCTGGATGAGGAACTTAGCCTCGGCAGCGGTAGCTTCATCGTGGGTGTCGAAACGTCCTCTCAGACGCTGACCGTCCTTCTGGACCTCGACGCACCAGCGCCCGGTGTGCTTCCCTCCCTTCTTGTCTGGATAGACTGACATGGAACCTCCTTTCCCTATCGATTCTGTAGGATTGACACGATTTCCTCCAGAAGGTGGTGTCCCTTGGGCGTGAGCGAGTAAGCGTTCTTGCGAAGCTCTATGTCACTCACGGCACGATCGATCAGGCCCGCAGCCTTGTCGTCGGGGGTCTTCCCCAGGCTGAGGTCCAGAAGGATACGACTAAGGGTGGACCGCTTGATGCCCCCTGAGAGCCTGTGCAGCTCAACGCCACCGGCTCCTTCGTTCAAAGCCACCAGGAAGAATACCTGAGCCTGCGAAAGGCTCATGCTTGGGTTCTTCTCCTGGAGGACCTTAAAGACCTCAATGAGAGACCTCGCATACCGCCTTGCAATGGGATTAACAGCCATCTTAATCGTTCCCCGATCGTAGACATTACCGCTATATGGACTATCCACGTAACGGACACAATAGGCTTTGGTTCCGCACCGCAGCAAAAACACCGATCCGGTGTGTCCCAAAAAGGTACGTCGGATCGGTGCTAAATTATTGAGTGCGTTCGGTATGCGTCACTAGCCCACCACCTACTATAAGGCCTAGAGCCTGGACAAGCGGGTTAACCAGCGAAGCCGGTGCCCCTAGAGTTATCGCCAGGAGCCCAATGCCGACATAGGTCGAAGGCTCCTTGAGTCGCTGGATCACCCAGGACTTGATCTTATTCAGGTTAGTCATGCTTATTTTGCTTACGTGAGCGATTTCGGCGGATGATCTTGTCATATATGAACCAGCAGATATTCATCACCGTATAGACCAAGGTCGCCACCATCACCCAGGTCTCCAAGGGTATTCCAGTCAGAGAAATCCCAGTGACGGCAACGGGCGGTGCGGCTTTCGTCGCTTCGAGAACATATTCTCCTGCGCGGTTGCTCATGGATTAGCCGTCGTTGAGCTGGGACGTTAGCGCCGCAACCTGCGCTGCGAGGGCATCTCGCTCATTGGTCAGATCAATGAATGCCTGATCCAATGCAAAACCTACCTCCTCAATGGTGAGAGGCTGTGGGTCGCCGTAGGTTGCCGAGATGACCACACCATCACTCAGGATTTCAGTGATCGGGAGCTGACATGCGGCCCAGGCAAGCGTGGTGTCGTTCTGTACGATATGGACCTCTCTGATTCGGGTCCGTTGGGTCAAGGCCATTGTTAGCCGATCCTCCAGTTGGTTCCGTCGCTGAAAACGGGGACTTTGTTGCTACCGCTTCCAGCGACTACAGAAGCGAAGGTCGTTGCGTTGGCGTCAGTGACGTAGGCCCTCGCACCTGCACCAGAGCCTGAGGCCGAGGGCAGCGTGGAGACGAGGTACGTCCCGCATCGAACGGTTCCAGAGGCAGCGATCGAGCCAGTGACATCCAGAGCCACTGAAGGCGTCTTGAAGATGCCAAGGCCTGTGCTGTTCAGCCTCGCTCGTTCACCTGAGACATGGCCGGTGCCAATCCGAAGCTCAGGAGCCGACAGGACCAGGAAGTTTGTTGCAGAGCCAGAGGCGAGGAAGGCGTAGGGGGTGCCTGAGTTATTGTAGACCCCCTGCTCCGAGTACAGGTTGCTGACCGAGGTGTCGCAGAAGAAGCGGGCACCTCCGCCATTAGGGTTGAGGGCCTTGACACGGACGCACACCGTACCTGCGCCGCTCGTGGACGCTAGGTCAGCTTGGACATCCAGAGCGTTGTCATAGGAGAACGCAGGGTCACTGATGACCAACTTTCCGCCGAGGGTGCCTCCAGTCAGCGGGAGATAATCACCGGCCGAGAGGGCCACCTGAGTCCACGTCGAGCCGTTCCAGAGGAAGACCTTCTGGGAGGTCGTGTTCCAATACTGAGCGCCAACGACCAGAGGGTTGCCCTGGTTGTCCACCGTGGGATTGGAGGCTTTGGAACCTAGGTACAGGACGCCGAACTGAAGGGCGGTGGTAGCGCTGGTTGAAGCCTGACTTGCGCTCGTGTTGGCCGTGGTGGCGCTTGCGGCAGCGCTAGTTGCCGAGGTTCCGGCGTTGGTAGCGGAGGTGGCCGCTGCCGTAGCGCTTGCCGAGGCCTCCCCGGCCTTCGTGGTCGCGGTCGTGGCGCTCGTCGAGGCATTGGTAGCGGAGGTAGCAGCAGCACTTGCGCTGCTTGCGGCCTCACCGGCCTTCGTGGTGGCTGTGGTCGCACTTCCGCTGGCCGAGGTTGCTGAGGTAGACGCGCTGGATTGAGATGTTAGCGCAGACGATGCGCTTGCGGCGGCAGCAGTGGCAGCACTGGAAGCTGTCGTAGCGGCTGAAGTGGCCGTGGACACCATACCATTGAAGGTGGTGATCGATTCCTCGCTCAGCTCTCCAGTCAAGCCCTGAGGACCTTGAGGACCCTGTTCACCTTGAGGACCTTGAGGACCCTGCGGTCCAGTGATCGGTATGGCCTCGTACGGGCCATTGTCGAGAGAATGAAATGTGGTCATCAGGCTTATTCGTCTTGGAAGGAGTAGGCTGGCTGAATGCGCATCGGGCCTGAGAAATCTTCAGCCTGGATCTGTTCGTCGAGTTCCTGCGTACACATGAGGAACTTATTGGCGAACCTATCTAAACGTTCGTCCTCGAAATGGTCTGCCGCCAGTTCCGCAGCGCCGTAGATCAAGGCTTCAGAGCAAGCGTCGGTCCAATGGTTGGTCGAGGTATCCACGTCCAAGGTAGCTTCAGTACCGTAGTAGCGCAGATAGATCGTCTTGGTCAGTTCAGGGAACGGACGGAGGCGGAAAGCGCCGCCCGTCTGAACGAAGACGCTAGGGACACCAAAGTTCGCTGGTTCCCTGAGGTACTTGCTCATGTCAGCTCGCTCGACCTCTCCTTCGTCTACGAAGATGTCGATAAGCTCAATGTAATCGGAGGGGACGTAGAAGACGCCCAGTTCGTTATCCAGGGAGAAGCTGACGAAGCGCTGCATGAATGAGGGGCGGAGCTTGCGTTCCAAACGCTCCTGCGTCTGCTTTACAAACTGGGAGGCTTGGGCGTCCGTGAAATCTTTTCGGTTGATCAGATCGCGCAGGGCGGTCTTCGTCTCACTGAAGTTCATTAGAAAAGGGAAGTCCTACGAGAGACGCTTGCCGCTCGCGATGAGGCGCTCCATGTCGTAGAGGCGTAGGCGCTTCATGATGTCTTCGAGCTTCACATTGGGATCGAAGATATTGAAGCCCTCGGCCATCCACTGCTCAACCACGACCACCGGAATGGAGGCAGCAAGGTGCATGTCGCCTGTGGGAGCTGAATTGGAGGCTACCCTGCGGTCTGCAAGGTCACTCAGGAAAGCGTCGTCAATATGTTGGGAACGACGAAAGACAGCCGTGTCATCGTCGATAAGGAGATTCGTGTGGACATCGTGGAAGACGATGCCTGAGGTATTATCCAAGGGTATTCTCTAAGAGGGTGGAGAGGCCCCACGTCACTAAGGACGCAGGGCCATCATCCAGGGAATTATCTCGCACTTCAGATGCGAAATAATCTCTCGCTTACGTGAGGTTCGCGATCAGCACGTCAGCCTGATAGTTCTTGTGCTTCAGGCCGAACTCGCCGACGATCATGCTCTTGCTGTTATCGCCATCCTTCGCCAGGGCCTCGCGGGTCCAGGGGCGCAGGGTGACTTCCTGCCACATGCTCGGATCGAGGAGCCAAGCGTGCGCGACGTTCTGGAAGCGGTTCAGGACGACCTTGTACTCACCGAAGGGCGAGACGTAGAGGTTAACGACGTTCGTGACGGTCTTCTGACCATCGTTGAACGTGCGGTTGCGACCCGACGCACCAGTGAAGCCAGCGACGATGAGCGAGTCGGCAGGCTTGACCATGAGGACCGAAGGATCGGCACCCAGAGCATAGGCCTGTTGACCAGCAGCAAGGACCGCGCTCTCGGACAGGGCACCAGCAGTACCGGTCGAGCCACCAATCGGCGTGCTCGCGCCCGTGTAGTAACGGTTGGTCGCGTTGGTGATCTGCGAGGCAGCGGAGGCCGTGAGACGGGCGGTCGAGGTGCTATCACCAGCGGTCGCAGCCTGGGTCAGACCTACGTATGCATATTCCTTGTCACGCTTCAGCTCTTCGCCAGCCTTGGCGAGCTGGTACGCGGTTTCCTTCGCGCGGCCATACTGGTCGACAGCATCTTCGGTCGACGAGACCTTGATCGTCTTTTCCATGATCTGCGTGTAGTTCTGACGCATGGTGGGCGGCGTCAGCGTGGCGTCGGCGGCAGTGAAGCCTTCGACCTTCGCGTTGACCTGGACGGAGCGGAGGCTGTCTTCCATCCACTGGAACAGACGGTTCTTCGTCTTGTCCGAACCGATCATGGTCTGGAACGGGGTCTTGGTCGGCGTGATGTTGCTGATTACGTCACTGACATCTTCCTTGATGCCAACGGTGTCATAAGTCGTGTAGATAGACATTGTAATTTCTGATTCTGAATTGTGTGTTTGTGGGGCTTAGCTGTCGCTATCCTGAGCCCAGCGGGCTAGGAACAGTGAAGCAGCATCTTCAGCGGAACCCGTCTCTTTGAGCTTACGGAGTTCCAGGTCAGTAGAGGTCTTGCCCATTACGGTTGCAGCCTTGCCCTTCGATTTCATGACGCGCTTGGGAGCGGCGACCTTCTTCTTCGTGGCAAGCTTGGCGGACGCGGTGTCGAACTGCATGGCCTTGTGCAGCAGCTTAAGGACGATCGGGCTTACGACCTGATTGATCTCATCAGCGGGGATGCCCTGCTCTACGGCGTAGGAGCGAATGGCATCGTACTTCTGAGGCGACCAGTCGGGGATTTCCTTCTTGAGGACCTCAACAGCGGCCTTAGCCTCCTCCTGGAGGGCAGCTTGGCGCTGTTCCTGGGTCTGCTGGAAGACATTCGAGACCTCAGTCTTCAGGTACTGCACGTCCGCATATGCATCTCGGGCTTCCTTACGAAGCAGGGAGAAGCTTTCGGCATCGAGCTGTTTCTGGAGGTCCAGCCAGTCGATATTCGCATAAGGCGCGAACTTATCCTCAGCCCGCTTGAGTAGGGCTGTGGCAGCTAGGGTGTACCTTGCGCCTTCGTCCTCAGCGGCCTTCCGGTGCTGAGCGACCTCTTGAGACTTGCGAGTGAGAGAAGCTTCCTGGCCGTAAAGGCGCTTCAGATCCTTGACAGGGACGTTCCGGGTCTCACCGTCGATCGTGACCTTGACCACAGCGTCATCGGATGCCTCAGTGGGCTCCTCGCTATCGTCTTCGTCACCATCGTCATCGGCTTCAGACTCTTCGTCGCCCTCGTCCTCAGCTTCTAGCTCGCTTTCATTGTCCTCGTCCTCATCGTCGGCCTCAGTCTCCAGGGCCTTCTTGGACGGTTTCGCCCCTCCATCATCGTCAGATAGCGTTCCCGCGTCCAACCAGCGATTGAGGATAGCATCCGCAGCGTCATCGGTATTCTCGAAGCTGCGGTCTTCAGATTCGACGCCCGTTTGGGTAGTCGTCATAGTGGTAGTCACCTAAAATTATTCAGAATCATCATTGTCATGGAAGGCGTTGAGCTTGCGTTCGATCTCGTCTTTTGCCTGGACGTATGCTCGAAGCTGAGCTTCAATGGCCTGGAGACCACGATGTAAGTTGTACAGGTCTTCTCGCTTCCTGGTCTCGCCAGGATAGCTTTCGGTGAAGCCTGTGAAAGCGTCGATCGTGATTTGTTTCACGACCAATTGGAGTGTTTCGCTATCCAGCAGCTCTTGGGCTGCGATGGCTAGACGAACGACCTCCTGCTCGTTGGCAGTTAGGTCCATGGGTTCCTTGGGTAGTAGCCCCGCATGGTGCGCGTGTCCGAAGCGTGTGTACATATTTCGGACAGAGGCGTGCGGGGCTTTCTAGGTTGATTAGCCGTTGGGCGAGATGATGGCCGTAGCCTTGTCGTTCTCGGGCGGCGAGTTGCGGACCTGTTCGGCGGCAAGCTCCATCTCGGTCTGAGCGACTTCGATGCGGTTGTCGGTCTCGCGGTCCTTGCGATCCTGCTCGTGGGTAGCCAGAGCGAACTCCAGCGTCTTGAAGCGCTGCTCGAAGTCGTGAGTCTGCTTCTCCAGCGCAACGCGAGCGTCGAACTCCTTCTCGGCGAGGGTCTGCTTACGCTCATTGAGGGCAGCTTCCTGCTGCTTCAGCTTAAGCTCGGCAGCAGCCATAGGATCGGGCTCGGGAGGCTTGACCGTCTTAGGATCAGCCAGGAACTCGGAGACGTTCTTGTGGCCCTTCACCTCCATGACCTTGCGGTACAGATTGTACTTCTTGTCAGGGGTATACATGGGCTTGATGTCGGGGTCCTCAGAGAGGATTTTGTTGAGTAGCAGATACTCTTCCGCCATCTGGTCCCGCTCGCCATACCCAAGGCGAAGGTCAATCGAGACATCACGCATACGACGCCAGGACGAAGGCGACACAGGGACCCACTTCCCAGCGATCTCTATGATTCGCTCCTTCTTCTCGTTCTCCACCACGAGGCGGTAGACTTCGAGGAACAGGGGCTTGAGGAACTGCTGGGCGAACTCGCGGGCGATCGTCTTCTGACGCTGCATCGAAGCCCCAATGAGCTGCTCGACCATGCCTTGCGAGTTCTGGTTGCTGATCGCGTCCTTGTTGAGGCCCTGGGAGAGCCTGGAGACGCCTGTGGTGTCCTCCTTGTCCTCATCCAGCATAGCGATGGTCTGGAAGACGAAGGGGTTCAGAGGAGCCTGGGGAAGCGGGAAGATGCCATCCGGTCGCGTGACATTGACCAGACCACCGATTCGGTTGTCGATCAGTTCACGAGGGTTCGTGAGGGCACCCTTGACCACACCGTAGCGAGGGTTGTTCGCCACGACAGCGTGATCGAGGATCGAGCGTGTCAGGACGGTCTTGGCGTTCTGGATCGGGATGACCCTAGCTGCCATGTTGCCTCCGAAGAAGCTATGGGGGACCGGCAGCGGGACGAAGGTGAAGAATGGATGGCGCTCGACCTGTTCCTTCTCCAGGATCACTTCGCCGCAGTGGACGATCTTCCAGAGGCGAGTGACGCCTGAGCCGTCCATATCGATATGGGCGTAGGTCTCGTAGACCACGAAGAGCTTGTTGGCATCTTGGCGACGTTCGGCTGAAGAACCGATCTGCTGACCGCCTACCGGATCGAACCGGGCGATGCGCTCAGGGTCGTACTCCAGGCTTGCGTCCGAGTAGGAGAGCTGGCTGACGGCAGACCTATCGTAGCCTTCGACCAAGAGGTCGCTTTTGGACTTTTCGGTCCTGTGCGTGATGTCCTCGCCCTCCAAGCTCTTGATGCTCGGATTGACGATGAACTCCTCGGGCGGAAGGCTCTCGATCGAAACCTGGGACTTGTCGATCTTGCGGACCAGGGTCCCCGACATCAGGTTTGTTTTAGCGTCTACCGCCAGCTCGGTCAGCTCGACATCCTCATCCTGGACCATAAGTGCCAGGGAGGCTTCATCCTTGTCGTCGAAGGTCTCCTCGATCTCCTCAATCCTATTGGACCAGGAGGCTTTCGCGACCCCGAGTCGGGCTGTGAGACCATCATGGATGACGGTGCCAAAGAGACTGGTGCCGCCGTTCTGCTCAAAGATGACGTACTTGGTGTAGGCGGTTGCGACCTCGGCTTCTTCCGTGTCATCCTCGCCTTTCGGGGAGAACTGAACGATATCTGAGCCGCCACTGAACGCCTCCAGCAGCGTCGATTTCATGCTCTCCACGGTGTCGTAAACATCGGTCGAGACGTAGCGGGAGTTGCCTCCGTGGACAGGAGCCGGGAGCTTACCGTTGAAATAATCGATCACGCGCTGGCGTTCTTTAGCCAGCTTGGTATCCGTGAACTTTACACCTGCCTTGATGCTGTCATTGATGAGGGACAGGACCTCGCTATCAGAAAGGGTCTTACCCTTCCTCTTGTTTGCCATATCTAAATCGCGTCTATGTAAAAGTCATCCGTGGAGACGACCGGCGTAAAGACGCCCTCATGAATGTGGTTGGCGATGGCGAGAGCCATGACAGTATCATCAAAGCAGCCCTCCTCAGCCTCCATGCTCCCGGTGTCGGTAACAATGTAGGTAAGAAGCTCGCGGAGTGTGGTCTTGTCGTGGACCTCAGCCTCTTCGTCTCTCAAGCTCGCGCGGAGCTGATCTATGATCAACGGCTTGGTCTTGACGGTTGTCCTGAAGCCCAGGTTGACTGTCTCTTTGTCGTCGATCTTGTCGTACACGACCTCCTGGTAGAAGTTCGGGTACGCGAGGTCCTTTCCGAGACGAGTGCATGTCAGGATGCCGTGGTTGTTGCTCTCCACCGCGATCTTCGCTGTGTTGTAGTGATGTCCTAGCTTTTCGAGGACGGTCGCGAAGTAATCTGGGTGGACATGGCCTCGCCACATGGCAGCTTGGCGCTTCTTGCTGTCGAGGACCTGGGCGACGGAGTAGTCCCCTCCCCTAACGCCCATGGCAACGTCCGCCCCTATGTAATAGGTCTCGGACGGTTCGTGGGGACGGTAGACGAGAAGCTCACCGCGCGGATCGGGAATATATTTATCGACCATCAGCCCAAGCTGCTCGATAGGCTCGGGAGCCTCAGACAGGAGCTTGTGGATTTGCTCGGAGTTGAAAACCGGGCGACCTGTCGTCAGGAAGGCCTCATCTGCGGTCGAGGGATACTCCTGCTTGAACAGGTCCAGGCCGTTCTGAGCGACCTTGCGGCGACGAAACATGAGCTGCTCATCGTCCAGGCCGTGGCGGTCCACGAGGTCCTGTTCATCCGGCGTTCGGATGAAGCCTTCAGGCACAGGCTCCCGATATTCGTCCTGGATGAACCATGGGAGGAAGACCGGTATGAAGCCGTTCGTGCCTGCGACAGCACCCTGCCAGAGATTGTAGAACTCGCCCGAGACGCCGTTAGCCGTGCTCTCAACGAAGATCGCGGTGCCCTTGGCGTTGGGGATCGCCTGGAGGATACCGTTTAGGTTCTCCTTGGCGGAACTCTTGGGCCAGAAGGCCAGCTCGGACAGGTGGGCGACGGTGATCGTCTCGCCTCGGGCAACCCCATCTCCACCGGCAGTCGCAACAGCGTATCCACTGTCCAGCTTGTCGAACTTCAGTTCTCTCCGACTGGCATATTTGGTGGAGGGCTTGAGGGCTTCAGGACAGTTGTCGTGATAGCGCTTGGTCATGTCGAAAAGCGCTTTCGTGCTTTCGGCATGGTGCGTGACCACGAGGGCCTTCTGGGCCTTGCGCTGGGAGACCCAGGCATACATCCAGCCACCTACAGCGGTGGAGAGTCCCATCTGGCGGGCTTTGAGGATGACGACACGGACCTTGCCTTCAGCGGCATATTGTCCGTTAACGAGGTCCATCAGTCGCTGTTGGGCGACATTGAGCCTGAGGTTGACGACCTCGCCTTCCTTCGTGCGGATCTTGAGGGCTTGGCGGGCGTAGAAATCAAAGTCTGTGAGTAGGCGCTTGCGGACCCTAAGGCGGGCCTCTTCTTTAGTCTGCGTCATCCAACTCGCTGAGTTCGTCTAGGAAATCTTCGGCCGTGCGGACGGTCACGTCAGTCTTGGTCGAAGGCTTCGATCGGGTGTATTCGAGAAGCGTACGCGCCAAGCTGTGCTTATCTTTCACAGGACCGGGCTGACGCATCATCGTCAGGACAGCGAGAAGAGCCTCATCGGCAATGTCATCGGTCCCAGGGAGGAGACCCTGCTCTTTCATGATGTGGAATATCCTTCTTGCTTCCCGCTCGGCTTCAGCCTGGGCGCGGAGGAAATCTTTCTTGAGCCAGCCTTTCGGTTGACCTGGGGCTTTCGCCTGATGGTTCACACGCGGCTTGGCGTGGCTGAGACGGTTCGCCCTCGCCAGATGCACAGGGTCCCTCATGGACGCTTTTCTGGAGTCCTTGGGCTTCCTGGGCGGAGGGGGCGTGTGGGCAACCTCGACGCACTTAGAGAGGAACTCTTCGAGCGTCTTAGGCTTGTTTTTCGAGCCCTTTGGTCGACCAGGGCGCGGATGTTTCTTAGGCCGCAGCCACTTCGGGCGCGTCTTCGACCCTTTTGGTCGTCCGCCCTTTGACTTTGGCTTTGGGGCTTCCGGCTCCATCGACAATCTCCTTGAGTTGGCGAGCAATGGATGTGCGGACGAGAGCGACCGCTGGACCTGAAGTGCAGAACTGAGGGTCTGGGATGCCTGCGAGGATTTCAGCTAGCAGGAGGCATCGCTCCGTGTCCGAGAGGACGCTGGACGCGACGACGGTCTCGCAATCACGGAGCCGCGCGATCACGTCGGATGTGTTGAACAATGGGAATCTCTTGAAGGTACGGGAGGGGCACTAGGCCCCTCGCCGCACTTAGTTTTTGGGTGGCCGTCCGCGTGGGCGAGCGGCGGTTCCAGCCTCTAGGTCGGCCGGAGTCTTGTAGGGCTTGATGTCAGCCATCTGGTAGATATGCTCTCGGATCGCATCGATATCCTGAGCCGTTCCGCCACTCATCTGAATGTCGGGAACCACGTTCTTATCGAAGAAGTCCAAGGCCTCATCGCGGGTCTTGAAGCTGTGAATGATACGATCAGACACACCGTTCATAGCGTTGAGGGCCTGCTGGCTGATCCGGGGGTCGCCGAACATATTGTCAGCGACATCGGTAGCCATCTTGATGTTCCGACCCTTGGCAGCGGTGTGCTGCTTCTCGCGGTAAACCGGACGCATAGCGCCTTCGAGAGGGCCGGTTTGAGCTGCCTTTTCAAACTGAGCGGCACCCGGCTGATCTGGGACACCGTAACTAGGTACCGGCCTTCCAGATGAAGTGTCGATTGAAACCAACGGCGAGCCATCTTCCGCGAACTGCGGAATACCCTCAGGAGCCTCAATTCGAGGTAAGAAGTTAGACGTTCTGGGCGTAGAGCCAGCCATCGTCGGCAGTCTATCATCAGGAACCGCCTGAGGCTTAGGAGCTTGAGCCGCCAGGGCCTTGCGTGCCTCAGCGAGTTTCTTGGCTTCATCGGCCTGGGTCTTGATCTTCGCCAGGGTGCCGTCCGCGTCCAGGTGTGCCTTCATGCGAGGCACGAGGACATCAGCGAGGCCGCGCTTGGTCTGGGTGGCGTATCCGTTCTTGATCCGCGCAATGTCACCGGCAAGTTCCGGAACGTCTGATGCCACAGCGTCGAGGGCTCGAAGCATGTCAGCCTTAGGAACCCCTAGCCTTTCAGCGAAGGCGTCCTGGACACGCGAGGTCCCCTGAAGGCCCTTGGCGATGTTGTCCTCGATTGCTTGGTCAGCAGCGGACATCGGCTTGGCCTTAGGCGCAGGGGCTTCAGGCAGAGGCGTAGCGAGCTTCTGATCGAAGCCAGCCTGAGTCCTCTCCAGCTTGGCGATGGCTGCATCCCTAGCGCGAATACGAGCGGCTAAGCGAGCTTCCGTTGGTGTCTGGTTCGCAAGGTCACGCGGGTCCACAGTGGGATCGGTGATCTGCGATCTCAGGTTCTGGCGGTCAGCCCTGGTGATCGGAGCTTCTGGTATTGGCTGCGCCAGCTTCTCGTCGAAGGCCGCGAGCTTGTCAGGAGCCTTTTCGGTCAGTGCCCTTGCTTTTGCTGCGGAGCGCTTAACGGCCTGGGTCGCAAGTTCGACGGGCGCTGGTTCACCAGTATACAGTTCGGCGCGGAATGCCCTACGGTCGGCTGCTGTAGGCTTGGAGGCTTGCTCGGCTGCCTTAGCTGCTTGTTCCGCGGCTTCGGCTTCCTTGGTGCTGCCATAGGCTTGCCACAGTCCTTCGCGGGACTCACGGGCTCCAGATGGGCCAACGGCCTCCTGGAGCTTCTTGTAGGCACCAGCCTTCTTCAGGAGCTTCTCGGCCGAGTTGACACGAGCTGCCTCGCCATCAACCGCCCGGCGGAATATCGACGTTAGTCCTCGGCCAGCGAAGGCTCCGAGAGGACCGTAAGTCGCTGCACCTACGCCGGTAGTTGCTGCGTCCACGCCTGCCCTTACGAGACCATTGCTGCGCTTGATCTCGGGCGTCAGAGCCCGAATGCGCTGGGTCATCGTGATAGCATCAGCAACGGCATCACCCTGGGGCGTGCCACGCAATGCGTCCACGTCAGCCTTGGACATCGTGTAATCACTGTCCAGAGCCGCCTTAAGACGAAGGTTCTCCTCAGGAGAAATATCGAGGCCGTTGAGCATATCCTTGAAGCGGCCTTGGTAGCTCTGCTCCAGGTTGTTCACGTCCTTCACCGTCACCTTGGCCCGACCCTTGGGGTCGAGAGGCGACAAGGCCCGATCGGTCGTAAGCTTGCTCAGGTCGTCAACGAACTCTGCGTCATATTTGGCGAACGGGTTCTTTTCAGACTGTCGCTTTACGAACCTGTTCAACTTCGCTTGTTTGATGACGCTGGCTATAGGAGCCACGGTACCTAACGCACCTCCGAGGGCCATTCCCATAGGAACATCGGACAGTCCGTCCAATGCGCTTTCGCTTAAGTCACCTCGGCTATTACCAAAGCCATACAGGCCAGAATAGGCACCACCAGTAATAGCACCTTCTGCCGCACCCTTGGCGACTTTCGCCGCTGTGGCACCTTCCTTGGCATATTTGAGAGCTTTAGTGCCCAGACTGATGCTAGTGGGACCAAGCGGCACCAGCCCGCCAGCGATACTGCCAGCAAGGCTAGATTTCCAATGATCCTGGGCCAGTTCATCCTGCATCCCATGAGCGTCCATCTTATTAAGATCGACAGCATCACTGAAGCTATGCTTTCCGTCCCACATATTAGCGTTGGCTAATCCGGGGATGACTGCTCCTAAGTTGGCATAAATCGCATCCAACGTGCCGAAGCTTGCGCTGTCGCCAGAACCCATGAGAAAGGCCTGCCAGTCACTGCCGAAGGGCTTGCGCGGGGCTTTTTTGGTTGAAGGCAGAGGAGCGGTAGGATGCTCGGTTTCGGAGAGTTTAGGAGGCCCCTCAGGCTCAGGTAGCTCCACGGTGGGATTACCGCCCTGCCCATCCCATGCCAGATGATAGTGCTTACCTCCGTTTACGGAGTGATAGAGCGCTTCGTTGAGGGGGATACCTCTATCAGCGAAGGCCTTCTTCATCTGTTCGATGGAGACGCCAGGAATCGGGGCGATGTCGAGGGCCTCATCGTCCAGATGGTAGGAGTTCTGAGCACCCCCGACTTCAGAGTTGCGAAGAGCGCTGCGCCCACCACCGTTAATCTTGGCGTCGGGGAAAGCGTCTCGGAGGGTAGCTTCCAATATCGCCCTGGTTGAGGCTCCACGAGGCGCGTGGCCTCCACGAACCTGCGCAGTTATGCCATCAACGATGGCCTGTTGCTCTTCAGGGGTTTTCTGGAGGAAGCTATCATCAACCTCAACGTCACCTACGCCGCTAATTTCGATGGTAGGCATTGGTTTCCTTATTTCTTAAGCTTCCAGGTCACGCCTGAAACGGAGCCGGATGCGGGCGACTTATGACGAGAGGACGACGGCCCTGAGGAGGGTTTGGACTCTCCAATGCCATACTCATTCTCGTACATTTCCATGCTGTCCTGAGCGACCTCACGCCGCCGATTGATGAAGTTCATGACCACGTTAAGATTGGCCTTGACGCTTTCGGGATCACCGGAGCCGGATTCAATCTCACGCATCGCGCGATCAGCGTCACCGTCCGTCTGCATGCCTTTGGACGCCAGCAGATAGGCGTTGCGGAGACCTTCCTTGAACTGCTTGTACATCGCGTAATTCGTCGTCGCTTTGGTCTTCGGCATGTAGCCAGCCAAAGCAGCTTCCTGATAGGCGTTACCAGGGCCGCTAAGCGGAAGACTTCCGTCCTCAATCATATCAATGATCTGGGCCCCGTTGGTCTGCACCTGTTCGTAGGTATTCTTAGCGGAGTAGAGATCCTGGTACTTAGCCATCGCAGCCGCTGGCGCAGGTTTCGTGCTTCCTAGCTGTACGCGGGCCTCACGATCCTTGTCCTTACCATCTTGGCCCATACGAGCGATTTCCAGGGCTGTACGATTTCGGCCGGTCGCGATATCCTCACGGCTGTCGATATTCATGCCAGCGATCTTTTCGCTGCTATCGATCTTCATTCCGGTGAGCTTCTCACGGTTTTCGAAAGTAGCTACTGCTCGCTTCCAGGCGGCGTCGTTCTTGTTTTCCTGGAGCTTCATCTGACCATCGAGCTTCGTGCCAAGGATCTCCTTGAGAGCATTCTGGGCAGGTGTGGTGACGTAGCGGGTCTCGCCAGTCTGAGGGTCAGTGATCGCTTGCACAGCGCCGTTCGCCAGGAACTTGACCTGGGGACGATTACGCTCCTTGGCGTCGTCGATCGCCTTCATGTAGCCCATCCCACCCTTTGCCAGACCATCCTGAAAGGACGTACCAGACAGGAGTCCAGCACCGAGCGCCATGAGGCCACTGGTCGCTCCGGGAGTGTTCCGAATCTTGTCCCAGAAGCCCATGCCCTTTAGGCTGGGGGTTTCTACAGGCCCTAGGCCACCTGAATGATCCTCGTAAGGGAGATTTGGAGCCTCCTGGAGTGAGTCCGTAAGGTTCGGGAGAGCGAGTCCGGTGTCAGGATCAAAGCTCGACAGAATGCCCGGTTGGGAAAGTTGACCCGGCATGGGAGACAGAATGCCGCGATTGTCCATAGGGCGCAGGGTCATTTATTTACCTCCTCCGAAGCCAGCGTAGACGGACGCAGCGGTCGAAGCGCCTCCCATGAGGGTTGCCAGGATGCCTGGGCCTCCTTTCGTCTTCGTCTGCGTGGTGCCGCCCCAGTTATTGCCGCCTATGATGCCATAATACTGGTTCAGCAGTTCATTTGCCCTGGTGTCGTTGCCTTGCCACTTCTGGAAATCGGCGTCGAGCTGACCCTGGGCATCTGCCTGATTGAGCTGACCAGCGTTCACGAGCTGACCATAGTTGTCGTAAGCCATCTGCTGACCAAGCGCCGAGGCGTCGAAGCCTTGGCCGAGCGCTCCGCCATAGAGGGACGCAGCGCTACCGAGGCCACTCATGTTCGCCTGACGGGAGTTCTCAGCGAGGCTCAAGCCCTGGTTGTAAGCATCACCGCGCATCGTGGACGCGATGTCACCAATGCGATCCTGAGCCCCACGCATCGCGATACCAGAGGCGATCCCGGCGCGGGTCGAGTTGATGTTACCGGTGCCTGTGGCGGCACGGTCAATAGCCGGAAGGTCATTTTCATTCAGATTGCGGACGACATCACGGGATGCTGCGTCGATCTGCTGATCGATGTAAGGGTTAGCCGCATAGGCTGAAGCGGACGCGATATTGCTCTGCGTCGGATCGGCCCGAGCGAGATCGTTGAGAGCGCCAATCGAGCCGAGATAATCGCCAGTCGACCCGAGAAGGTCCCCTGCCGTCGAAGTCACACGTCCAGCGGCGTCGGTGCCGGTTCCGGTCGCATAGCTCCCGATACCTGAGACACCCTGCTTCGTGAGGTCGTCCATCCCGGCATAGAGATCGCCGTCATACCAACTCGTGCCCTTCTTGGCATTGTAGTTGGCCTGTGCGTTGGCGAACGCATCTTTCAGGTAGGGCTGTTGGGCCGCCCAGGGCTCAGATTTGGAGGTCGACTTCTGCGTACCCCCGAGCAAGCTACTGCCCATATCAATCCTTTAGGTGGAGTAGACCATCAGCTCCTTCTGCAACACGCGGTCGACGTAGGTCGTGACCGGCTGCATTCCGATGATCTGGAGAAACTTCTTGTGTTTGTGGTCGTCTGGGTCGTGAAGGCCGTAGATCGGAGCGGAACTAAGAGCCTTGAGAGATTCCCAATCCGCCAGGAGCTGGCGCTTGACCGTTGGCGTCCAAGGGACGTGGAGGTCCACATGCCCGAAGATGAGATGAGCGTCAGGCTGTGAGAACCGAATTGTGTACTCAGGCTTGCGGCATACTTCGACCTTGAGCCTGAAAAGTGGCTCCTCAGGAATCTCTATCAAACGGGGTATCCTGCCTGGATATCGACAGCAGCTACGGCCTCTTCAGTCTCCGCCGCATTGATCTGATTGCGGATGACGGAGGACGCTTCTTGACAGGCCTTAACGTGCGCAGCGACGGCCTTCGCTATCGCGATGACCTGGGAGGCCGTTAAGGTCTGTTCAGTGTTATCTGACATGGTGAGCTTCAGGCTGTAGGGCTCACCAGATACCTGTGCCATGAAGGCCTCCAGGGCTACACCGGAGAGAAACTCCCGGCTGTTCCTGAGGGCGGTAGCGTCAGTGTCTACACGACCCAGGCCTGGGATATCGAGGCCACCGTTGACCCTGAGGTAGCGATAGTTCTTCGCCTGTTCCCACCGGGCAGCTTTGGCGTCGTCCAGTGTGCTAGGAGCGTAATGTACCCCCGTCTCCGTCAGGACGCCGTTGGGAGTGATATCGGAGACCTCCAGGGCTATCTCGTTTTCGAGGAGCTGACTGGGGAGGTCCTCAGCGTTACACTGGACGAACTGGCGGACTGGTTGGCCCAGGGTGCCTATTGCATAGAACATTGAGTTTACCTGAAGGCTGGATCGACCACGAGGCCAGCGGCGGTCAGTTGGATGCCACTGTCGCCACCGCGCCAGCGCAGCGAGATCGTGTGAGACCCTGCGGAGAGCGTCGCTTTGTGACAGAGCGCCCAGCTTGAGACATAAGCGCCCGCGCCACCCGAGGCCCCTGCCGGCGTTGCGCCACCGTCCACCTGGATACGAGCCTCCCAGTCAGGGATTCCCGTTGTGTAGTTCTGCGAACCAGAGCACTGGATGATGACATCCGCTGTGTAAGGTAGGGAGATCGGGATACTAAGGACTGTCGTGAAGCCGCCTGAACCCGAGACGTTGGAGCCTAGCGTCGAATAGTAGCGCTTCGTGACCGCGTTATCGTCGATCTTGGGAGTCGTTACCGCGTCATTCTGGATCGTGGCGTTCTTAATGTAGACCTGACCGCTGATGATCTCAAACGGACGCTGGCCCCCGCTATCGACCGCGAAATGGTCAGCGTTGACAATGAAATCCGAAGTAGATCCACTGGCGATCAGCTCGAAGCCGACCACCTTTCCGGCACTCACCTTGACGGCGTATTTTGCCTCCACAGCGTCGGCTCGGGAGTCCAGAGCGTTTATCTGAGAAGCCCTTGTTGACGCCTCGGTCGTGATGGCTGCGGTGTTTGCGCCCACGGTTGACGAAAGGGTCGTGATGCTGGAGGCGATGGCGCTGTCGGCCGTGGCTCTAGCCGTGATCTCACTCGTGATCGAGGCGCTCAGGTCGTTCAGTTCCGACTCAAAGTCTGCTTGAACCGTGGTGATCTGGGAAGCGAGCGTCTCAATGTCGGTCTCGCGTTCGATCGTCTCGACGCTGACCTTGGCCTTGGTGTTTTCATCCGCTGCGACAGCTAGGTTTTCCATCGAGTTCTGGAGCTTCTCAAGCTCATCGTCGACGTACTGGCCTAGGCTGTCGGGGAGTGCGGGGCGAAGCCCTCTGACATAGCGAGGGTAATCGAGTGGATTAGTTCGTGTAGAGGGGTTCGTCATGTTTCGTTAGGTTGCGTAAGCCGTCTTGAAGGACGGAAGACCGTCAGCGCCTTGGTAGCCACCGCTGTTCTGAGGCCAGATCGACACATCGACACCGAGCGCCTTCACCTGGGACCAGAAGTGGACGGACTGACATCCGCACTCATGGATCATGAAGGGCTTGGCGTTCTTTGTAGCCAAGGCGAGCATCGATTTCAGGCCGAAGAAGCCCCCAGTCGCTCGTCCATTGTAGTGGCACTCCCATTTTTGTTCGGGAGTGGCGCTCGCGGACGGCTCGTTATCCTCGTAGAGGTCACAGCCGATCACGTCGACATAAGCGTTGCCAGGGTAGCAGGCTTCGACGTTGCATTTCGGCCACGCGGTGATCCCAGGGCAGAAGTGCCACTCAAAGCGATCCTGTCGGCCGGGGTTCCGATCGAGGTACTGGAGCGACCGAGCCAGATTGACGATGTTGCGCCAGTAGCGAGCGTAGTTCGCCTCCTGTCCCGCAGCGCACCAGGGCTGAGCAGTCAGGTTGAACTCCCAGCCAAGGCGGACCTTGATCTTTGGAAACCTGTCGACCGGGAGCGACAGGAGGGCCTCAAGGATCGGACGCCAATCGTAGATCAGCCAACCTCCGGCTACGAAGTGGTTCGCGCCCAGGTCGAGGGTGAAGGGTGTCTTACCGTCGTGCGTCTTACCAAAGGTTCCGGTGGCATCCTTGCGGGGCGTCATCGGAAGCCCGAAGATCACGTCTTTCAGTGCCGGGAAGCTCTTGACGACAGCGACAGCACCTTTGATGCTGTTGACCGTCTCCGCCCAAGCCACGCTCGTCTTGGCGTTCCAGACGAAGAAATCCGCTGGTCGGCCAAGGAGCGTGGGAACTGTGTTCAAAATGGACGGGACGTTCGCTGCAACCATAGGGTTAGCGAAAGTTCCTAGTTTAATGTGCCGTGTCCCTGTGAGACGAGGAAGAACGTTGCAATCCGGGAGAGCCAAGCGCTGAGCGGAACTGCCATGAAGCCATGAACGGTCGCTGACGGGTGGGTGCCATCGGCGGTCCCATAGGAACTGGTCCCGTCGCTGACCCAAACACTGAAGTTCAGCGGATCGGTCGAAGGCGTCCTGGTATCAATGAAAGCGTCAATCTCGGAGCCCACCAACGAAGCCACCAGAATATTGAGCTTGTTGTTACTGAGCGTATTGGCTGACGGAATCTGAACAGATGCACTGGTCCAATTGCTGTTGCTTGCAGCGTTGCCGCCAGTCGTTGAGGTGATGGAGGTGTGAGCGTAATAGGTCACACCGCATCTACGAGCATATCGAGCGATAGCACGAAGGTACGCTACGTTGCTCGCGACCAAAGCATCACTGCCACCGTTTAGTCCCATCTCATCCACAACCACGTCGTGGAACTTGAAGAGCATCTTACGGGTCGCCCACTTATTGAGCTTGATCATCGAGCTGTAACCGTCGCTTCCGCGAGTTGCCTTCGTGTACGGAAGAGCCACGGTGCGGACAGCACGGCTGAAGAAACCACCCGAGGTCGTGCCAGTGCCAGTATCAAGGGTATCGTTCGTGAAATCCATGATGCTGTCGCCGATACCGAGGACGGCAGGCAGGCGAGAAGAGCCAACATCATAGATGCCCAGCATCGCGACAGCCTGAGGACAGAAGCCACCACCGAGCGTGTTGGTTGTATTGAGGGTGCCGATGCCTCCAGCCTGACTTGCGCCAGTGCCTGAGAAGGTAACGAACGTTGCGAAGCCTTCACCCTTGGCGGACTGTGTGTTGGCAGCGCCGGGTATCGAGGTTCCGGCCGGGAAGGTCAGCGATGGCCGAATCCACGCATCGGTGGACGTGGGCCAGACCGTGAGACCATAGTCTGCGAGATCCACATAGCCGAAGAACAACTCCCCGGCATCCGGGATGTAGGACGTAGGATCGTTGGTCGTCGTAGCGCCCAGGCCGAACGTGTTGCTTGGGTCCCATCCGTCTTTCGGGTTCGGGAACTTCACCAGAGCGGTCTTGTTCGGAGACCCTGCGATCTCGAAGCCATACGTATGCGTTACGCCCGTGGGACCAGAGGTCTCACCAGCCGCAGAAGGAGCGATATAAGCGTTGTGGAAGAAGAACCACAGGCGACCAGGGACAGAGCCTCCGGTAGGCACCACGCTCACGAAAGGCTGATAGACGCGACCTTCGCAACGAGTAGCTGTACCACCGCCAAGGACGCCAGTTGTGTTGTTAGCTCGACCATTGGAGCCCACGTTACGGAAGGGGCTTGTGAGCTTCGGGTCGGACGTGATGCGGTTGGGGACGAGACCCAGTCGAGGGCGGAAAGGCGTCATGAAGACGTTCGCCACCGCAGCCGGATTGAGCGGGAGAACCGTGATCGGCACACCCGGCAAGCAATCGTACATGCGCTCCCCAGGCAGCAGGAGCTGCGAGGGTCGATCGATCGTTGAACCGGTACCGGTAGCCGAGGGGGCCGTGGGAGACGTTACGTTCGTGTCGGCCGAGCTGGAGGTGCCAGGTACCGTGGGGAAATAGTAGTCCTGGCGGATCAGGATCGCGACATCGTTGGTCAGGAGTACCGAACGACAATCGGGCGGCGGTACGTAAAACTGAGCGGTCTGCCCCGAGCTGGGGAAGTAGAGGAATCGGCCGTTTAGGTGATCTGGGTAAAGGCTGGTTTCGGCGGCAGCAGCATCAGCAACGACGTTGAGGGTTGCACCGGCTGAATCCAACAGAGAGACGCCCTCGATAGAGCGCGAAATACCCGAGGCATCCCTAAAGAGGCCAACAGAGTTCTGGGTCATTGATGTAAGTTAATTCTTTATCTGCGGCCACGCTTGGTAATCTTAGCGTCAAGACCTGAGAACGAAAAATCGTCCGTTCCACTGTAATACATGCGATACGCGAGGTATCGACCGGCTTCACGAGTATCGACTTTGTTGTCGGTTCTCGGGTCATAGGGTAGCAAGGGACCCCATTTCGGCTCTTCTCCTACAATATCGGACGCTCCGAACTGGAAATAGACCGGCTCAGCGCCTAGGAGGCCCAACTGAGGGTAAATTGCCTGGATAACCTTGTAACTGGTCAGCTCCGCGCCCGTATCGTCGAGATCGATGCCGACCCGTTCAACGAAAGCGGGCTTCAGAGCCTCGAAATCGATGGGTTTGAGCAGCTTTCCGCCGACCAGGAGGTCAAGTCCCGAGAGACGAGAGGTGGAAAGACCCATGAGGGCATCTTTTCGGCCTGCGTAGATGCTGAAAAGCGCTTGGTCGTCCTCATCCCCGATGTAGGAGCCTGCAACGTCCTCGTAGGAGAGGTCCTCGAAAGCCTCGTAGTTCAATCCGGTCGTAACGAGGGACAGAGCGGCCCCAGTCACGTTCGGCATGTCGTAGAACGTCCAGGTTTCCCGGCGATAATTGTAGACGGCGGCTCGGTTGCAGCCCTTGGTCGGGTTCACGAAGCCTGTCAGACGATCGCCTGAAGGGTAACAGAAGTGGATTTCGTTCAACCTGGGGTCGTGGGACACGAAACACAGGTCCGAGAGCTTGCTGATAAGGCTGCTGAAGACGAAATCTTTGTTCTGGCCGTGGATGATGGACCTTTTGGTCGCCCCATCGTGGACATAGATGTCGTTGCGATCGAAGACGTAGTGCAAGCCATCAACCTGGACGACACAATTCTGGCTGATGACGCCGACTGACTCATAGAGCTTGCGGAAACGGAACAGGAAGTTCCCTCCGATGTAGTCCATGATCCAGACCTCATTCTCACCATAGATGATGAACGAGTCTCGGAGGCTCAGGCCGTCAACGATCGACTGACGCATCTCATTGAGGATGTTCTCCCCAGCGCTGCCTTCAGTGGACGTTTCGTCCCAGGAGGCTGGAGGAGACCCAAAGGCTGCGGGGTCAGACCACTTGACCATTGTGGGGTACTCGACGCCAGCTTTCTGGACGTTGAGAGCGACCAGGAAGTCCTTGTAGGTCCGGATGGCACCACAGCGCCAACTCGCGTTCCAGGCTGTCAGAGGCTCGAACTTCAGGTCCCCCGAGCCCTTCTGATACGGGATGTTCGACCTGTGGTTCAGGTACGCGACGTTCCCTAGGAAGGTATGCGAGAAGGAGCCTCCAGGAGGAGCCAGTACCACGTCATCTGGAGTGATATCGGTCTCATAGCTGCTGAGGGTCTGGACGACCTTGGAGAAGTCCTCAGAGACCGTCACCAGGGCCTCGGTATCCGAACCTACGTCCGGAATGGCGAACAGGTAGGCGGGCTCGTGGTCCTCTGAGAAAGCGTGGATCGTGCGCATCGCAGGACCACGGGTGATCTTGTTGTTCTCGAAGCGGACGTTGACCCCGGCCGAAAGTGCGTTGGGCGGAAGGTCGTAAGGGTGGATGTCGGAGATAACCCCTAGTCCGCCCAGTGAGCGAACTGGAAGGTTCGACATGCTCGCTGACTTAGACTTTCATGATATAGTGGAGCCCCATCGAAGGCTGAACGACGGAGGCTGCTACTGCGTGGGTGTGAGCCACTGCGTTAGTGATGGCATGGGTGTGAGCTGCCGCTGCGTCTGCCGTGGAGCCTGGGTGTCCGTGAGGAGCCCCACCACCGGTCTGACCAGTGTCTTCCGAGGAGGAACCCGAGTCGGCATCTGCCGAGTAGGACGAAGACCCTCCGCTCCCAGTGATCATCGTGTGGGTATGGGCAGGCATTTCGCCAATGGTCAGCGCATGACCAGCCACGGTAACGTTATGGCTGTGGGCACCACCTGCGGCTACAACGTGGGAATGCTCTCCCCCAGGTGCCGTGAGGCCTTCGACTATCGCACTACCGACCGACACGCCCTGAGCAGCGAGAGTACCGCCTGCCCCGATGACCGTCTTGTCTCGGAGGTCGGGCGTTACGATCGTGCCTGAGCCGTCAGACTTGTTGACCATCTGACCGTTACAGATGGCCCAACCTGAGGGCACCGTTCCGGCAGACCCATACCAGACCGAGATAAGACCAATAGGGAGGACGAACGGAGGTGTCGAAAGTTGCTCAGGGGTTGAGGTTACTGGACCATCAAGGTTGGGAAACGTCGATTTGAGGACAGCCTTGATCAGGCGAATGTGATCGTCTGTCTGCCTTACGAGGTCCGTAGGAGCTGGATAGGAGACCGCTAGGTCTGAGATATAGGAAGCTGATTCTAAGGGCATTAGGTGACTTTGGGTGGGACTTAGGTGACTTGAGGTATGACTAGGAGATTATCCCTCTGTTATTCCTATAGGGGAACTTAAGTCAGACTTGGGGTACCTAACGATCGCATCAGGATCGGCTTGTGGGAAAAGAGGGGCTGGAAGGGAGCTGTAGGGGAGCCCTTCATCTAAGACATCCAGTTTAGCCCCTTTTTTGACATTATGGTGGAAATACAGGGACTTAACGATCGCACCAGGATCTAGCGAATCGGAGGTGCGGGAGACCCCCTGCCCTGGGTTCTTACGTGCCCTAGGAGACACAAGAACTGGTACCTCACGTGACGAAGGGTCTGGGGGTCTTGGGGTCTGAGGTCGTTACGGGGATGGGACCCAGATATTGAGGTTTCCTTGGGTACCTGAAACCCAATGTTTCCGGGGGTTTCTCTGCTGCCGAAAGACCAAGAACAACAACAACGCGATCGGCTTTACCGATTTTTTGAAATCAACAATATCAATAGCTTAGGGTTCCCCTGCTAGAGCGCCGGAAGGGACCCGCGACACTGGCAATCCCTCACACAATCCGTCCCACACCCAGCTAAGCTGTTGAGATAGCTCATGTTCCTCTGGTTATTACATCTGAGGGCGTGAGGGCGTGAGGGTGTGGGGACATAGGGCGTAAGGTATTGGGTCGAGGGCTTGGGACATTGGCAGGCCGTCTATCTCATGCAATGTAGCAGGTGCTACATATCGGCTTTAAGACGAAAAGAGCGAGCGCGTTAGGCTCACGTTAGGAACATTCCGCACATTAGTTCATTCCATGATTGTGTAATGTCCCGGAATGTGGTTCATACGCGATCGGGGTTGTGTTGTTATCGTCGGTCGAGGGTTCCCCCGCCCCTCGCCTCTAGCTCGAAAGGCCTAAGTCTATGTGTCCCCATTGCATTGCCACCGCTGCTTGTGCGGTCGGTTCGGTTGCTGTCGCTGGCACGTCGTTCACTGTGATCCGTTCGTCCCTTAGGGCGTCCTGGTCGCAGGTGCTTCGCGCCCTTCGTGTGTCTGAATGATCCAATATTCTGGAGTATCCCACAATGTCACAGACTGAAGCTAACACCGTGATCACCTTTGAAATCCGCTCTGGTGTCTCTGGTACTAATCGCGATCATTGGGAAGTTTTAGGGACCTATGCCACCGGGGCGGAGGCCTCGACAGCTAAGGGCCAGATGCCTGTCGTCTCTGGTCACGTCCTGGCTATCGTGCGCGTGGTCTCGAACGGGTCTGAGAGCGCCGGTGACGCCAAGTGGCGCGAGCGCGAAGAGGGGCGCTTTGCCTCTGGTCGTTACAAGCCTGTGTTGTGGGATTGGCGTCGTCATCCTGACAGGTTGTGTGATTATGCTGGCTATTATCCCGATCACTTCGCCCATATCGCCGAAAGCGATCACACTAAGGTCGCTTTTACTGAGAGCGACGACAAGGGACGCAAAGATATCCAAAAGGTTTTGAGCGTTCGCGACTATCTGGAACGCTATTTCCCGTCTGATGATTGCAAATGCTGCGGCAAGTCTTTGCGTGTTGATGGTCGCCTAATCTATGGCATGAGCCAAAAGCAGCACGAAGAAATCATTGACGCGATGGTCGGCACGTCAACGGAAGTTCACTACGCCCGCACGGCCGAAGAAATCCAATCGATCTACGAAGAGAGCGGTGGAACCGATATGTCTAAGTCGTCCTGCGGGTCGTGCATGGGCTACGCTGCGAGGCATTTCAACACGGACGGCATTCATCCGACTACGGTTTACGCTGCTGGGGACCTTAACGTCGCCTTCCTGCGTAATGACGATGGCAAGCTGGTCGCTCGGGCTCTTGTGTGGCCGGAGAAACTTAGGGCCGGACGTGTCTATGGTCGTGCGGCTAACACGCTTAGGACGGCTCTCCGGGCTGCTGGTTACGCGCGTATCAATAATGATGCGCTTGTGGGTGCTAGGCTGCGCAAGGTCCCTGCACCGGGCTACAGCGATGATCGCTATGTCATGCCATACATCGATGGATCGCAACGCTTCGAAGATGACGCGAGCGGCGATTACTTCCTGATTTCGGATGAGGGCGGCGACTATGAGGCCGATCGCACTGACGGCCTGGGATATGCAACGGCTCGCCGGACTTGCGACAGATGCGATGAGCGAATGGATGACGGTGATTATATCGTAGGCGAAGAGAGGGTTTGTTATAGCTGTTATGGCGAAAGTTATTGCTGCCATGAGTGTAACACCATGTCTTTCGAAGAGGAATTATTTCAAATAGCTCATCCGTGGGGCCGTTATAACGGCAATGCGCGTGTGTGCGAAGAGTGCATTGCGGACCATTACACACTGGTCGGGGAATATTACTACCGCGATAATCGCGTAATGACGTGCAATAGTTGCAGCGAGGCTACTTATGATACGGATATAACGGACGGCCTTTGCGAGGATTGTTTTGACGCTCGCGAGGATGCGGAGGCGAACGAGGACGATAGCCCTTCGTCCCCTGCCCCTGCCCCTGCCCATGCCCCCGAGCCTGTTGCCAGTCGCACGCTTATCGATTGGTCGCGTCCGGTCGAGACGGTAAATGGGGAGCTTGTGGAGGTCTTAGGCCATGGCGTTGTTCGTGTCGGGGCTCTCATTGGTATAGGATATACAGGGCCTTGGTATTATAATGAGTACGGCACGGCAAACGATTGGCTGCCTCGCCTCCGTAATGTCGCTGATCCTGCGCCGCTTGTAGTCGATAGCGGCTTAAGCCTGGGCGCGATATTGGACGCTGCTCTAGCCTAATTCTGTCGCTCTAGTTGCGCCCTGATCCTACAGTATTTTGGAGTGTCCCACATGACTAAAGAACTTCTATCCCTCGCCTGCGCTGACTTGCTCGAAATGCTGACCTATGGTCGGCCTCATGGGTCGATTGAAGAGCGCCTCTTTACTAACCGCTTTGTTGATAGCCTCGCGGACACGGGCGCTACGGTCGATATCGACGCCTTTGGCAATCGATGGGTCGTGGTGCCGCATCCGGCTGACTATAAGGGGGCTAGGGTCCTTTGGTCGTGCCACGTCGATACGGTCCACGCCAAGGGCGGACGGCAGGAAGTCGCATGGCTGACTGACAGCGTGATCGGCCTCAAGAAGCGCAAGCCTGGGCGTTGCCTGGGCGCGGACGATGGCGCTGGCGTCTTCCTGTTGCGCGAAATGATCCTGGCTGGCGTCCCTGGGACGTATGTTTTCCATCGGGGCGAGGAGGTCGGCCGCCTGGGCTCGCGTCACGTCAAGAAAGAAGAGGCCTGGAGGCTCAAGCCTTTTGACGCTTGCGTGGCATTCGATCGGAAGGGAACGGATAATCTTATCACGTTCCAGATGGGGGAGAGGGGTTGTTCTGAGGCTTTCGCCCAGTCCCTGAGTGTCTCTCTTGCCGATGCATCGGGAGGCGTCCTGAATTATAAGACCGATCCTACCGGCTCATATACGGATAGTTTCACCTATTATGATTTGATCAGTGAATGCACGAACCTGTCAGTCGGCTATCAGCGCGAGCATGGGCCTAATGAAACCCTAGACGTTTCGCACCTATGGAACTTGCGTTGCGCTCTTGTCCGGGCTGACTTTTCGTCTTTGGACATTCAACAGGATATCGGTTTTCGCGAGTATGACTGGGATGATCCTTATACGTTCGGGCTACCGGGCGGCGGCGTCTATTCGTCGAATATGGGGCGTGTCACCCGCTATGACAGCGGCAAGCTAACGACAGACAGCGGCGGAGGCTGGCGCGACATATCGGACGATGATCCGGCGTGGAGCGGCTCCAGGACCGGAGAGCCCGCTTATGGCTCTTATGACAGTGATCCGCTGATAGACCTATGTCGCGAGTTTCCCGAGACGGCGGCAGGCCTGCTTGACGCCTTAGGGATCGATGCCGGTGACTTCCTTAGCGAGTTACAGGCTTCGGAAGGAACCTTGCCAGCTAGAGCCCTAGGGATCGTCTCATGACGGCGCTCTGTCCGTCTACCTTCTAAATCTCATCACGAAAGGAGCTTCTAATATGAGCGCTCTAATATTCCCCTGCGAGCCTTGCGTCGTCATCCGCCCCATAGCCGTTAATGGCCGGGGCGAAAAGATTTGGGCTCCTAATGCTGCCCTAGTCCGGCGTTGGGAAATGCAATTACAAATCCCCGTTACGACTTGGCTAGCTGATGCGCCCGACCGGGTTCAAGCCTTCGCTATTGCAACGATGATAGGCGATAGCATGGGTCTACCTGTCATAGACATGGGGTTTGACCAATGAACTTTTGGGAGAAGTGTAGGGCCGATGGTTATATCGATGCCCTTAAGGGCGCTCCTAACCATAGATTGCGCTATCCGCCGGAGGCTCGATCCTTTTACGAGGCCGGTAGGCGCGATGGACTGGAACGGGCGCGGGCGGAGGACAAATCATGACGCGGCGTGACTTTGAAGCCGTTGCCAAGGGCGTTCGCGAGGCCGTCTTAGGATGGTCTCCAGAAAGCGAAGCCGTAGCGCGGCAGGCTGTGGCCGAAAGCCTCGCGGACATATTGGCTACAACTAACGCCCGGTTCGATCGCGAGCGCTTTATTCGCGCATGTATAGGAGAGGACAAGTGAACATTCGCGGGATGCTTAAGCGCGTAGGGCGCTGGCTGTTAAGTGGAGCGCAAGCACGCAAGGGCATTCAGTGCGATTGCCCTTTCTGTGTGGAGGAATAGAGAACGTGCAAGCCGATGAAATCTCGCGCATGATGGCCCGCCTCCTATGGCTTGGCGTCCTAGGCCTCCTAGTCTTTCCGCCGTGACTGATCCGCAAGGCTTGGCAATGGTGGCGTGACCACGATTGAGACGAACGAACCCCTGGGCCTAAGGCCTGGGGGTTTTTCTTTGCGTTGGGGAACGGACGCGCTCGAAGCTAGAGCCGATTTAAGGCTCATTGAGCATAGGCGCGGAGGGGCTTGGCTCCCCTAGCCTAATGGCGCTCGACGCGCTGTATGGTGCTTTTCCGGGCAGATTTGAGGCTATCGGGCTTAAGAGCCTGGGGCCTTTCGCCTGGGGCGCGGGCGCGTGGGCGAGCGTGCGCAACGCGCGTGTTCATAAGGAGTGCGATCGGCCTGGGCTCTCCAGATCGAAAAACACAGATCGACAGACCTGAGGCACCTTCGCCCTTGGTTAAGGCGAAAAGGTACATCAGATCCATCGAATAAAGATTCTGTGTCGGTCAGATTTCCCTGGAGAAACCCGAAACCGTTAGACCCCGCAGCTACCACCCTTGCCGGTGATATCGCAGATGTCGTGGGTCTGGACGTTCTCAGCGAACTCCTGGCCGAGCTGGCTTACCGCCTCCCGGTAAGGAACGGCAGTAAGAGGCTGACCGCCGCGAGCCCCATCAGGATAGCAGGTAAACCCTCGGAGCCGGGGAGCGTAGCGAGCGAGACATTGAGCGAAGTCTGAAACGGTGTCATCGTTGTTAAGCTCCGAGCCCCAGGACGGGAGGTTGATGGTCGAGCTGATCGCCATGTCCACATAATCCTGGACATCAGCCTGGAATGCGATGCGGCGCTCGAAGTCGGACGCAAGGTCTATCGCGCTCTCGATCTTCTCAGGATCAGCGCCATACTGCTCGATCATCTCCTGGGCCGTGCCGTCTACGACATACTGGTAGTGCCAGTTGGTGCCGGATTTGAGGTAACGGCGCTGATAAGCAACCGCAAAAAGCGGTTCGATGCCTGTGGTCGTTCCTGCAAGTATTCCAATAGTACCGGTAGGAGCGATTGCTCGGTTCGCGACAGGCCTTGAGATACTAAGTTCATCAGCAAATCTTCGGCTAGTGTAGTCGCTAACGCTCTGGTACGCGGCGAGCCAATTATGCAGCTCTGGGGTGACTTCATATCTCGATCCTCGCTTGATGAGCCATTCATGAACGCCCATGATACCAAGCCCCAGGCGACGGTTCTTCTCCCGTACCTGTGCTACTTTGGTATAAGGGAGCTTGGCTCTAAGGGTCCCACATAGGAGGAACTTGGTTGCGAGAGCCACGGCGGTTTGCATTTCAGCGAGAGATTCGATGCGCCCAAGGTTAAGAGAGCCCAGGTTGCACACGTCGCTATCGTCCGCCGAAGTGACTTCGGTACAGGCATTTCGTAGGGTTTCGTTCTGTTTATCGCCGAAGTTGAAGCTGAAGCCGGGCTCCGCGGAACGAAGGGCTTGTCGCACATTCGCTACGAAGGTCGGATCGCTCCCTCGGTCGGGGAGGTTCAGCCACGCATCGTCATAGTTCAACGAGATGTTGGTCATGTCGAGCGGCGCAGGCCAGTTGAAATCGAGGGCCTTGAGGTCCTTGAGCGTGAGGTCGGTCCCAGGGACGGCATAGCGTTCCCAGTCCTTGATCGTCAGGAACTCCGCAGCGTCAGGGTGCTGCCAGTTAAGGCTCGCGTAGATCGCAGACCGGCGCGAACCACCCTGCATGACCCTGCGGCCAATCTCGTTGATCATCTCCATCTTGGGGAGAGGACCGGAGGCGGAACCACCAGTCCGTGCGATCGGAGCGCCCTGGGGTCGATAGATAGAGTAATCCGCCCCGATCCCGCCTCCGGTCATAAGGCAACTTTCGGCCTTCCATGATAGATTGGCCCAGTCCTCTCGGCTATCGTCCTCGGCCTTGAGGAGATAGCAGTTGTTGTAGAAGGGGTTGGGTCGCCCAGCGTAGTAGAGGTAGCGACCACCAGGGATGAACTTCATGTCGATCATGAGCTGCGCAAGCTCCGCTCGATCGCTAGGGGACATCAGTCCTTCGCAGACTTCGAGTACCAGGGTGTGGCATAGCTCGGCCCAGGTACTAGCGCCCTCGTGGGCGTACTTCTGTCTGAAGATGCTCTCGGAAAACTGAGAGCGGAACATTGGGTTTTCGTTGGATTTCCAGGTAGTCACAAAAGGGGGTGTGTTCTCGTTATGCTGTTTTGATGTGGTAGGCGGTTCCGTCAGGGCGAACGGCCCACTTGCGGGCACGATTGATCGCCATCTTCTGGTCGATCGCCTCCTGGAGGCCTGGCAGTCGGGCGAGGCAGATCACGACATCGGCGGCTTCCATGAGTTTCTTAGGCCCAGGAAGCTCGTCAATGAACTCGATCATCTCCTCCGCTGCCCTCTCGTACTGACGCTCTACGGTCGCAGGACCGAAGGATTCGTCAGCCCATCGGGTTATGGTCTCGAAGGTCTCAGACATTCGCTGCCTCGATCTGATTGCCGCTGAAAATATGGAGCATCCCAGGGGCCAGCTCGCTCTCGACCACATAGCGGACATCGCCTGCTTTGTTGGTGAAGACGGAGCGGACCTCGCCAGGAAACGGATAGCCCTTAGGCTTGATGACCTTGGTTCCTACCGCGATCATGCAGCGTCTGCCTTAGCCTGGGCTACCATCCGACCTCCGAACCATTCGACCTTCTCGGCATCGTAAAGCGCGGTGTTCCCAGGCTTTCCGTTCCCAAGGCGTGAGGACGCAGTGCGCCAGATCGCCTTGAAAGCATTGCCTTCGGCGAAGGTCATCTTGAGTGCCTCGATGATGTCGTTGCACTCAGCGTCGTAAGGCGCGTGGCTGGCGTTGGTAGGCTTGGAGATTCGGACCTTGTAGTAGTCCGAGGAGCCGCCTGTCAGGACGGGGGAAGGAGCAACCGCGATCTGAGTGTCAGGCAGGAGGGACTCGAAGGTCGATCCGCTGATTTTAGGCATGAAGGCAGGAATAGCTTGTTCCTGGGTCGATATCCGCCCGAATGGATTCTGGTCCCAACGACAAAAGGTGGCTGGAGGATGGTGCCTTAGGCACTTAGGACACATAAGAGGTAAGATGCTCATCCGATGCTCACCCATGCGTTCATGAGACCCATCAGCTCAATCGCCATGGCCTTGGTCAGTAGGACGACGTGAGCCGTTCCGTCTTCAGCGATCTGGCGGACCTCAAACATCTCGACGTTGGTCAGGTCGACCTGGGTCTGATCCATATCGTCCATGAGGGCGGTTACGAGGTTCACCGGGCGGTCACGATTGATGTGTATGATGGATTGTTCCATATGCGAGACATTCAAGCGTCCGAGAACTTCCACAAAGTTAGACGGAAGGAGCGCGACTGATTCTTGTGCGGGCATTCTTGGTCCTTCGTTCCTAGTTAGAGGGCGTCCATAAGCGGACTTGCTGTTTCTTCGTGTCCCAGTCGGTGAACCTAAGGATGCGTGATAGCCTGCATTGTAACAGGGCATCCTCCTCAGACATACCAGCCTTGAGGAACGCAGCCTTGACGTGCTCCCACGTATCACCTGACTTATTAACCAAAGCTTTAGCCTTAACGGGGCCAATGCCTGGGCAACCTTTGTACCCGTCTGTCGGGTCTCCTGTCAGAGCCTGGGTAAACCAGAACCGATTCGCTTCATCTTCATCCCGTTCGCTAAACTCTCCAAGTCGATAGAGTTTCCCAGGAATGGTTTGAAGATCCTTATCGTCCGAGACGATAATTCGTTCAACCGACCCCGGCTTGGTGGCGAGGATACCTAGGTAGTCATCAGCCTCAAGGCCATCCTTAGACACCACCCGTCCAGCGTATTCCTGCGCGATCCATTCGACCATAGTATGATAGCCGAGCGGTTTTCTGACGCCCTTCCGGTTGGACTTATAGCTCGGATCGAGGTCCTGTCGAAAATTACCTTGGCCGCTGAGAACGAAGACCAGATCGTCAGACCCTGGAGCGCAAGCCCTTACGGCGCTTGAGACCATGGACTTGAAGCAATCCTTGGCCTGATTTATGTTGGTGCTGAGGACCCTAATGTCGTCTCCCCAGTCAGCCTCATATTCCGAGGCGACCGTGGACACGAACAGATAGCCGTCAGCGTCGATTAGAAGTTGGGTAATTGGTGAAGGCCTTTCATATGAGCCTATTGGTCATTTTAGCGATTTTAGGTGCCTGCTCGATCGTGTGGAGCATCGGGACTAGGGTCCGAGAGTGGCTTGAGCTACGTGAGCGCAACCGCAGGATCGAGGCATCTCCCAGCTATCAGGAGGGGATCAGGAAGCAGCGTGAGCGCCTAGGTATTAAGCCTTGATCTGAACGCGCCATAGCTTCCCCACCCTGTATTTCTGCACATAGAACAGAAAGAGAACGGAGTCAATCCGATTCGCTGAATAGCACCTTGTAGCCGGTCGCTGTCAGACGCCACTTTCGCCCCCAGGTCCCACCAGGACACAAGGTCGAGATGAGCCCCAGGAACGAAGCGATGGCGATATGGTCGGCATGGTTTCTCGCGAAGTCCGATCGGGTGGTGAAACCCTCGTCCCATGCCTTGCGGAGAACGGTGTGGAGGTCAGGGTTCAAATGTTTTCGAGTAGCGTGATCGCTAACTCCCTCGCCTCGTGCATCTCCTCACAAAGTTTCTGATTTCTTGGAGTATCGTTGGGGTGCGTCCTCAGCTCAGCACGATAATACATGATCGCTTCGACTGCGCTTAAGAAGTGCTCTGCATCGTCTCTTGTCATCGATATCCTCTTGGTGCTGGCAGCAGACCCCGCCCGTTCATTCGATCCTGGGCAAGCCGGATGAACGCACGAGTCCTAGGGATCATGCGCTCATACTCCATGCCTGCGTCCAAGATGTCCTGAAGGAGCTGGTCTGCTTCGTCCGCTAGGCCCTTTAGGCGTACGGCGCGGAGGGTGTCTCTGATTTCACGAACCGCGCCTAGGAGAGGCTGACGGTTCACTTCGAGGCCAGTTCCAGGCGATAGGAGGTGTTGAGCGTCTGAATAACACCATCAGCATCCGGTCCATCTACAATCGTACTCGTTCGGATATGTGTGCCATCAGGCCACCGCCGCTTTACGTCTTCGTAGATCCGTCCGATCGCAACGCGCTTACCTAATCCTGCACCTACCACGGCTGCTTCCTTCAGGATGGCATCAACCACGCTGTGCATCCTGGTGCTGGACCTCAGCCCTCAGGTTCCACTGGTGCAGCAGCACCTTCAGCGCTTCCGTGTCCCGTTCCCGCATGGCTTCGATGAACTCGTTGTAGAGCGCAACGAATGCCGGCGTTTCCGTTCCGACCATCGTCAAGATGGCCGAGATGATTTTGGGGTTCATTGAGTGTGTATCCCGTACTTACTGGGGCTTGGTGCCAGCAGCGGCGTAGAGGTTCTGGATTGCAGTCGAAAAGGCTATGGAAGCCGTGAAGGCATCAGGAGACCCAATGACCTTCTGAGCTTCCTGGAGAGCCGAAAGCGCCGCATAGGCGCGAGCATCCAGGGCCTGAAAGCGAGCCTTGTCCAGCTTCCCTGCGATGACGGCATATTGGCCTGCACGGGACGCCGCGACGTAGGCTGCATCGGCCGTGATGACAGCCTTGGCACTGTAGATCGCAGGAGCGGTTGGAATGGTGCAAGCCGTGAGGCCTGTGGCGAGAGTTATGGCGAGGAGGAGCTTACGCATCGTACTTGATGTCCAGCTCGGCGCAGGCGATGTAGTCCCGCAGGCTGTCACGCTCAGCGACCACAGCGTCATACTCAGCCCGGAGGCCTTCAGACAGGACACGGAAGCTCTCATAGAGGTTAGAGACGGCGGTCGTCAGACCCTCGTCAAGCTGAGCCAGGGCGGTAGGGAATCCGGTAAGGAGAAACTGCCCGGCGTCGATTTCAGCCTGGGTCAGAACACGATTGATAGGGAAAGTCATTAGTGGCACTCCGCCCAGTTGAGTCCTTGCTTGACATCAACATCCAAGGGGCACTTGAAGTTATAGGGATCACCAGCAGCACGTCCGGTCTCTATTAAGACCTGCTTTACCGTGGATATTAGTTCAGGGTCGTCGCGTACTGCTAATTGATACTCGTCGTGACTATAGCTCAGGAAGACATAATCGCCATCCCAGCCATGCTTTAGTCCTAGGGACCTAAGCTTATCGTCAGCGTCAGGGCCCCACTGGTTACAGATCACTGCACCAGCAGACTGGAGCCTTGTGTTGAGGGCAGCATGGACCGCACGGATAGGGAGCTTTCGCCCATCGATCCCGAGTATCCATCCGCGCTTGGCGGCTTCCTTCACTCGCTTGATGAGGCGAGCGAGGCCTGGGGTACGTTCGGTGAAAAGCTTCTTGAGCTTCTTACCGGCCTGAGACCCACGACCTACGATCTTGCCAATCTTCTCGTCTCCAGCCCCGTAGAGGAAGCCGTAGATGAAGGTCTTGGCGTTATCGCGATTGGGGAGACCAGCGGCCTCCTGGTTGGTCGTGTGGACATCGCCTGTGGTGACGATCGTGGCGTAGTTGCCTCCGTCTCCAGCTAGGTTGGCAAGGTCGGACGCTAGGCAGCGAAGCTCAAGGCCTTGCTGGTCAGCTCCGAGCTGGACCCATCCAGCGGGGACGTGGAATAAAGCTCGACACTCCCGTCCAAAAGAACTCGATACCCTTGGTACTTGAGATATGTTCGGTCGAGAGTGCGTGCATCGGCCTGTGACGGCCCCGTTGATCGTGTATTGCGCATGGATTTTTCCGTTGGTCTGGACCTTCAGCCATGCTTGATCGCCCTCGGCTAACTGTCCGATCCTCTTGTCGAGGAGGAAGTAGCGTCCGAGCTTGCGGGCTTCAGGATATGGGAGAGACAGGAGGACTTCTTCGTCCACCGTGGCCTTTCCGCCGTCCGTGAACTCCGAGGGTTTCCATCCATATTTGTCGATCAGGCGATCAGCGATGTGGTCGCGAGAGGTTGGGTTGAACTCGATCTCTTTCCAGCGCTCGACAGGGACGCCAGCGACATAGCCCTTGGTCCTGTTGGGACGCTTCGGGATGAAGTCAGGGAGGCGGACCTTCCAGTTTGGAAAGAGACCAATCAGCTCGCGGCGCAGGGCCTCGCGCTCATCAGAGAGTGCGCCATACAACCGGGTTGCGGCCTCCACGTCGAACGGGAAGCCATTGCGCTCGATCTGAGCCGTGAGCCACGAAATGCGATGGGCGAGGAGTACACTGGCCTCGGAAGGCTCACGCGCCATGAAGCGCTTGAACAGGTCGAGGGTGCTGTCCGCATCCTGAACCATGTAGGAATGCATCTCGGGACGCCACTTCTCCCAGGGATCAAGGCCTAGGGCCTTCATCTCCTTGGAATAGTCGCCCTTGTTGTTGCCGATCCGGTAGCCCCAGGCTTCGAGCGAATGACGCCCGATCATTTGGCCTGGGAACTCGCGAGGAATAGGCTCTCGCCATGGAGTGCCTTCCTCAGTCGCCTTCAGGTAGTCCTTCCACAACCGAGCCCGCACAAAGTCGGACTGCTTGATGTCAGGGAAGATGAGGCGACCAAGGACCAAGGTATCCAGGATTTTCTCGCGAGGCAGTTCGACCTTGTAGAGCTTTTTGATGACCTCGTGGTCGAACTTGATCCAGTTATGGCCTACGATCAAATCAGCCTGAAGGTAATCCTCAACGAACTTGTCGATACCAGGGTAGTCAGAGCTGTCATCCGTGTAGGATTTTACCTCTCCGGTATCGATGTCTGTTAGGACAGCACAGTGGATTTTGGTTACAGTGTCTAGGAAGCCGTTGGTTTCTAGGTCGCTTATGTATCTTGGCAATTAACCCAACTCTCGTGCCATCTGCCCTCAGGTCCGCAGCGGGGCTTTCCGAAAAGGGAATTGCGACGCATCTTGTAACATTGGGCGTGGTAGGTGATCCCGCTCACGATGTCCGCGTGGCTAGGAGCCAGAGGAGCAGCGCACTGCGAAAAAGAGCGGAGAGTAGCGCCTCTCTGATGGACGCAGGAGCGACAGGTCTTGAGGTCAGCCATTGTCGTTGGTCTCCACGAGCGTCAGCCCCGGCAACATCCCCCTGAGGGCCGCATGGTCCATACGGAGACGTTGGAGACCGATTGCTGCGCCGTAGTTGTCAGCAAACTCGCCAGCGTCAGCCTTGGCCTGCTGCATGTCGATAAGGCGGCGCTTGTCTTCCATGGCCGCGAGGATGGCCTCAGGGCGCGTTTCGTTGACCCTAGGAGCCTTGCGGCTCTTGGGGATGTTGATGGGGAGCATTTGAAAAGCTTTCTAGTTAGACGACGTGGCCGCAGATGGAGCAGCGGGAGTAGTCTTCACGCTTATGGTGATTAAAGAGGTCAGGCGCGTCTTCGTATGTGTGCTTACATACCTTCTGAGCCGAGATGATGAACTGTTCCAAAAGCTGCTTCTCTCCTACGATGGTTTCGATGCGTCTTTTGGCATCTGCGATGGCCTGCCTCATGCAAAGTACCAGCACATGACTATGCCGAGCAAAATGACAATGACCGAAGCGATCAGCGCCTCACGGCGCTCGTCAGTACGTGTAATCACGCAGCCACCTTCGCCTCTTCAGCCGCGATGGCCTCATCGAACTTGGCGAGGACCTCTTCAAGCGTGCGGCCTGGGGCATCGTTGAAGTCGGCAAAGGAGTGGCCACTAACGACCTTACGGAGAGCCACCTCCGCATCCGATATTGTCATCCGCCAATGATTGCCTATGGTGTGCCAGACTGCGCCTAGACCACAGAAGCAAACAGCATCCCCGGTCAACACATCAGCGTACCGTCCTTCCTTGTTGCGAGCAGCCTCACCTTGCGTCCACCCCTTGTCGATCAAGAGCTGCTTCGCGTCCTTCAAAATCTGAACAGTCGTCTTCATTGTCATACTTCCAAATCCGCGACCTCATCGAAGCCGCTAGTTGTTGAGGGGAAGGACCCCTCGCCTATCAGGCCTGTTGAGGGGTCGTATTCGAGCGCGAGTATCTTGCCGTTCGCTCGGCCGGTGTATCGGTCCTTAAGGCAGCGGAAGGTCGTGAGCTGAGCTTCAGCCGGGTCCTCAGCCTGGGGATTGCGCTCCAGACCAAAGGCGTAATGTGCCCAGAAGCCTATGGCCCTAGAGCCCTTGAAGTGCCTGAGCATGACGCGACCTCCTTCTTCGTGAGGCTTTCCGTCTGGCGTACTCAAGTGACTGATGACGTGGATCACGATCTTCAGCTCCTGAGCCAGCAGGGCCAGCTCCTTGGTGATCTTCTCCAGGCTCTCCCGCTCATTGGAGGGGTCAGCCAGGGCAGTCAGATGGTCGAGGAAGATGTGCTTGACGCCACAAGCCTGGGCCAGGAAGCGGATGCGAGAGGCGATGCGTTCCCAGTTGGCAGCAGAGAAGTTACCTCCGAGCAGAAGGTTGCCAGTGGCCTCGATACGATCGAAGGTCTCTAGCAGCTCCTCCTGGGTCCACGAGCCATCAGGCACATGGAACGAACGCCCTGCGACCTTACCTGCGATGCGCTTCCCGGTCTCAGCCGGTGGTTGTTCCAGGTAGATCACAGCGGTCTTGATGTTCAGCTCAAGCACGTCGAAGGCGATCTGCTGGGTGAACCAGTCAGTCTTGCCCACGCCCGTGCCAGCGCCAAAATAGTAGACCTCGCCGTCCCTTCGACCAAAGGTCCACTGGGTCAGCGAAGGAAGGAACCATGGCCTTCCCATCTCGACGGGCTTCAGGACCTCGGCACGTATGTCCGAGAGCGTGAAGATACCGTCAGGCTGGTAGGGCTTGGCGTTGAAGAAGGCCGAGATGATCGCGGAGGGCTTACCGTCCACGAGGGCCTCGTTGGCGTCCTTATAGTCACCCAGGTCAGCGATGAACACCTTGCCGGGCGGGAGCATCTCAGCGACCTCGACAGCCGCAGCTTGCCCAGGCTCATCCATGTCGAACATGAGCACGATCTTGTCGAACTCACAGACCCATTCGTAATGCCTGCGGATGTCGTTGACAGCGCCTTGGGCACCGTTGGGGACCGAGACCACTGGATATTTGTTGTCCTGGGCCTGGGAGACGCTCAGGGCGTCCAGTTCCCCTTCAGTGATGATGAGGGAACGTCGGTCCCCCTTCCACAGCCATTGACCATAGAGAGGAGCCTTGAGACCCTTAGGCTTAAGCCACGGAAAGTCCTTCGAGGCCGTCCGCAGCTTCTGGGCTGCTAGTGAGCCGTTGCTAGGTTCTCGGTACTGCGCAACATGGCATGGCTCACCGCCGCTGGTAGTGCCAGTACCATAGCCCCAGAGGGCGCAGGTCCGCTCTGAGAGCCCCCGCTTGGGAATGGCAGAGATAGTGACGTCAATAGGTTGAAAGCGTCGATCAGCAGAACCTCCGCTCGCATTGGACCGTAGGTCGCCACCAGTCCTATCGCCTCCAGAACCTTGGCCTTCGCCCGGTTCAAAGTGTTGGCATTTGTGGCAGTATAGATGTCCGTCGCTGTATCGGGAACCTGCGTCTGATGATCCGCAGTTGTTGCAGGGTTCGTGGGCAAGGAACTCACTTTCTTTTTCGGGTGAGGTCATCAGGCTCGCGTGATGGTGACGGTAGCCGGTGCGGTCACAGCCTCAGCGACGACCTTCAGGATGTAGTTCTTCTGGCCGGGGACCTCACGAGCTAACTTCTCGGCTATGGCCTCAGCGCCTTCGAGGGTGGCCTGAAACCTCTCGTTGTCCATCTTGTGAGTAAGGACGACGTAGAACTCTTCGACCTTAGGCGCTACGTTCCGGACGTGCCTTCCGTTCCAGCGAACAGGGAAGGATGCATCATCATTTGGAACCAAAGGCTTACCTGCCCTCGTCGCATCGCGAGGGTATCCATCAAACGTGACAGATACTATGTTTGAGTCAGTACCATAGTAGCCCAGGTCGGCGATTGCGGGCGTTCCGTCGCTCAGCTCGATCGGCTTGGTCCAGTCGATCACTTAACAAGCTCCGAGACCTTGTGAAGCACCCGGTACGCGCGATCGAGGTCAGCGTTGGTCGCATCACGAGCCGAGACCGCGTTATCGATGGCCGTCTGGATCTTCTCCAGCTTGGCGTTCGTGCGAGAGACGTAGCTATCGAGCTGCGCTTGGAGCTTGTCGAAGCCGCCCAGGATCGAGGTGATCTCAGGACGAAAGCGCGAGAGGAGAAAGGCGATAATCAGTTGCATTGAATGTTTTCCTAGATGTCAGGATTGCTCAACGATCTTCCGACCGCTGGTCAGCGTCAGGAAGCGTTGAGATGCTGGGATGAACTCACGCCACTTCCGCACCCAAGGACCCCGGAAGGTGATGGCCCAAGATACTGGTGCGTCGCTATCGACCTTATGGAAGTCGGAGCGTTTGGTGACGAAGGGGAGCAACGAGGGTTTGTGCTTGACGACGCGACCATCAATGAAGGTTTCGGTCAGGCTCCCACGAAGGACCCAACTAACCGCGTCAAAAGCATGTGTATGGAAGGCTTCTCGGCTTTGTCCGTCGAAACGAACCAGTGCCACTGAAAGTAGACGTTTCATCTCGACCAACCAATAGCCTGTGACGGTACTCTCAGGTCCGCCATCCTTACCTTTGAAGAATGCCCTCATTTGGGGACGCCAACGCATCGTGTGGTCACGTCAGCCGAGACCCACTGGGTTGAGGCAACAGCCTTCTGCTGAGCGGACACAAACGAGCAGGCACGTAGGGACGGCATTTGAACAGGGGCGGTGCATACCGCGCCATGGTGAACATGGGTGCAGAGCAGAAGGAACCAGATCATTGGTTACGCCTCGTTGTTGGAGATGGCCCCATCAGACTTCAGCCAATAAGGCTTAGCGGACGCAGGTTTGACGGAGTAACGTGGGCGACGCTTGGCGATCAGCCGGGACTTCAGAATACGGGTGATGCACACCTTGTCTGATTGGTTGCCGCCAAGGACGTGGTAGCAGGTGGTGTCCTCGCCCACGTAGAACCCAACGTGCCCATAAGAGCCACGAGCAAAGACGAGTATATCACCCAGCGATGCTTCTGGAGAAGGTTCACCGAAGTTCCTCCAATTGCGAGCCCAAAGGGGCTGATTGACAGGAGAGCGACCGGAGCGTTTGGCAACGATCGCAGCGAACAGGCCGCACCAAGCGATGCTGTCGGCAGTGTAAACCTTGTCGAGGTTACAGGCCTTCGCCCAGGCCATGATTTCCGCATTGTTGGCGGTGCCTGGGGTCTCGGTAGTGCCGTAGAGCTTGAGTGCTTCCTGCGTCATGAGGGGCAGCGGACCTACGGTCGAAAGCCACCCATAGCCGGGAGGGAAAGCCATTTACGGGTGCGGGTGGCCTACGATCCACATGACCAGGAGGACCATGGATAGGACGAAGGCGTAGTCGAACCAGTCAGGCTCTTTGTCCCAGAGACCAAAGTCGCGGGGATCAGGCAAGGCTGTAGGCCATGTAGCGCTGGCCGCTGACCGGATGGACCTTCGGGGTCTTCAGGATTGCACAGCCTGCGTCGAGCAGCTCGGTGATGCGGCGAGTCAGCGACTGGACCGAATGATCCATGATGGCTTCGCGCTGGGTGATCTGACCGGCCTTCTTCATGTGAGCGAGGACGGTACGTGCCTGGGGAGTCAGATTCATTTTGATTTCACTCCTTGAAATAGGAAAGGGGTTGTTCGGAAGATTAGGAGTTCGGTGGCATCAACCCTAGGGTCGAGCCAAGCACCAAACTCCATATGAGAGCGATGCTGTAGGAGAGCCTCACGTACTTCAGGGGCTGGTAGTTTAATTTTAGGCATAAGGTACGTGAGGCTCCTTTACGTTAAGCTACCTTGGTCTCTTGGAACCAAGCTGCTGGGATGAGTTTTTCTGCCCAAGGGAACCCGTACTTCTCAGCCCACATGGCATGAGTAGTTGGGGAGCCCTTGTAGATCGGTGCCTTGGCCCGGTCGAACACCAGTCGGATGTCCAGCTCAGGGTGCTGCTTCTTGATGAGGAGGTGCTTCTGGCGATCCTCAGCATCGAAGATTCCCTTGGCCTCAACGATGATGCCATTGGGCAGCTTGACGAAATCGGGGGTGTAGGTCGCCTGTCTCGCAGGGACCTCGTAGCTGATCTTCACCGTCTCGTACTCGAAGGGGATACCCCGAGCCTTGAGGTCGTCAGCTATTCGCTTCTCTAGACCCGAGCGGAAGCCGCTTTCGAGCCTGGGAGCCTTACCGGCTTGTCGATTGGAACGCTTAGCCCAGTAATTAGATGTCGAGGGCATCCGAGCTATCGTCGCCTGCGTCATCCATGGTATCATCATCGTCGCTGTCGTCAGCTTCGATGCTACCGCCATCGTAGGCGTAACCATCGTCCACGGCATCGAAGCCTGAGGACGAGCCGTTCAGGCTCTTGACCTGGACCTGATTGAACTGGGCACTGATGCCCTTCTCAAACTCTACGAACTGGCCCATGACCCTAAGCTCCGAGCCACCGCCGATTGCGATCTTGCAACCGATACGTTCGCCCGACTTATCGAGCTTGGCGGGGAGCTGGGTGTTTCGACCATCGAAGACCGCAGGGGCATAGCTGGTCTTGAAGGTGAAGGTGTACTCGTTGCTGTCCTCATCGTAGACGTAGGGGACGTACATCTTCGCGCCCTTGGGACCGTGGATGGCCTTAGCCGCCTCATCGATCTTGTCGGCGAACGCCTTTGCTGCCGGGTTGGAACCCGAGATGACCAGCTTGGTCTTGAACTTGTTGTCCGCATATTTGCCCACGGTGTCTGGTTTGCTGATATGCGGGTAATTCGCCGTCCCGAAGGGCGACGTGAACTTGATCTTCTGTGCCAAAGTGGCTGGTATTCCTGGTAGTTGAACTTGAGGGTGGCACCTCCGCCAGGACTCGAACCTGGGAACCCCGATTTCTTAGGTCGGGCGCTTAGCCGCCTAGCGTTCGGAGGGCACAAATTGTGCGGGGATATATTGAGCGTCTGCCCGCTGTTTCGCTGGTCCCGGTCGCCAACCGGTCTCGCCTATAGCTACCCGTGGGATTTAACCTCTCCACGGCTGAGGGCTGACCGGTGCCGCCACCGATCGTTTGTGCGTAGACATCCATTTAAGATCCAAAATTGTAGAACGTCCCGAATTTTGGATCTTTTAGGCAAATGCGTATGGGGCGTCCAGGATGACGTTGAGGTCGAGGGTTCCCTTGGCCGGGAGCTTGGGGAGACGCTTGATACCCTCGTCACTCAGGACAGCCTTCGCTGCCTCCAGGACCTCCTCGAAAGGATCGTAGTTGGCGTACATTGAAACGAACGCCTCCCGGATCACATAGAAGAACTCCTGGGTCCTACCGGCATGGGTCCCGAAGCTGTCATGGATCAGAGCGATGTCAGTAATCCCCAGCTCCTTCGCCTCCAGGACCGTGAGCTTCAGGTGCGCTCCGTCCATCGAGTGGATGACGTTGGGAGCCACAGCAGAGCGGGCCTTGGCCTTATCAATGCGTCCGGTAGGTTTGGTGCGAATGGAGGCACGAACAGAGCGTATGGCTCCTCTCTGCTCACTGTCTCTTCCTGCCTCAGGGTTGGTGTCAGGTGTCACCTTGATATTACGGTCGAAGAGGAAAAGCTGAAGCCGCTTCATATCCCACTCGTTGTAGCGATGCATGACAGGGAGACCCACAGGGCTCGTCCAGACCAGAGGGAGACCCTCGTGCGCAAGGACGCTCGCTACCTGCTTGAAGAAGGTCATGCCTTCGGTGGCCTTGTGGACCACAGCCGTAACACCCCTGTAGACCTTCTGCGCTAGGTATCCGGCAGCGGCGAACCCTCCGTCCATCTGGTCTGTCTCGTTGCCCTCAGCGTCCTTCCTAGGGACCTCGAAGGGGTTACGGTCGAGCTTGCCGGTCAGCACAGCGTCGTTGAGGGGACGCATGGTGTCAGACATGAGCTGCTGACGGAAACCATATTGCTCGGAGGAGTAGGCGAAGGTCATAACATTCCGCTTCACGAGACCACGGGTGACGCCGACCTTGAGGACGATCTGGGCGAGCCGGTCGCCTTCCTCCGCTTCCTTCTCGACCTCAGCCTTCACGGCATTGGCTACCGTCTGGTAGAGGTCCGCAGGGCGCTCAGAAGGGACTAGACTGACCAGCCCAGCTTCATCTTCGGCTCGAAGGGCTGCGGAATAGTGCTGAAGGCCTGAGTTAGAACCGTCGAGAGCGATTGGCAGTCGGGACACGTACAGGTCAGAGCGCCCCCCGCGTACCCATCCTGCGTAGTCGAGGCAGGCTGCAAGGAACATGAAGGGACTGTCGGCTTCGGCCCACTCGGAAACAGTTCCAGTTGGGTCTCCCGCGACTCGGAGGATGAGATCCTCGTTGTCCCGAACCCAATCGATGCGCTCGTAGAAGGTGCCTTTGGAGACCTTGCCGAAGTCCCCGCAATTCGCGAGGTGAACGGAAAGCCAGCCCGCGCCATAGTCGCCGAGAGGGCACCCATCAGCGAACTGAAAGAGGGCTTTGATATGGTCGGATCGTTGGTGCGAAAAGTGGCAGACAGGGTAGACCCGTCCTCGGAAGTCAAGGTTATGTGGTAGGTAGAATCGCTCATATTTCGTTAGCTCGTTGGCGGTCGCAAGGTCGCGCTCGATCACCTGCCGGTCGGCAACGATCGCACGGTTCTTCTCCCTGAGACCCAGGATTGTGAGGCGATGGCCCTTCCGCTGACTCTCGGTCATGTTCTCCCAGACCTCAGCGTCGAGGCGGGACGGAAGGTCCGTAAGGTCCCTGCGAGGGAGACCAGGGATGTCAATGTTGTTGTCCCAAGCCCACTTAACGACCTTGAGGACCTCTTCGTTGATCGCCCATGACGTGGACTGGATAGCGTTCACAGCGTCGAGGACGTGGCCCATGGTTCCATCCTTGATGGCCTGGGTGACGAGACGCTGATGGTCACGGTTGTAGGTACGCACGAGACGTACGTTCCGAGCTGCCTTCTCCTCGTAGTAGCAGCCGGTGTAGAAGCTTTCCCAGGGCCTCGGAGGGACGACCATGGGCTTATGGATCGGTTGGTTCCATGCGACCGCCTCACGGAGGGACGACAGCAGATCGACCGCTTCGTTGGTCAAGCGGATCGAGGTGACATTGGCGTGACCGTTGATGAGCGTGTGCAGCTCGAAAATGTCTGGGAGGGACAGGAGCACAGCGTTGACGAGTGGCTCTCCTGCCTTGACCTTAAGGTCCTCCGACCAATCCTCCACATCCTCAGGCTGGGTTTCCTTCATCAGCTTGGCGAGGACCTTCTGCTTGTTGCGCATGGAGCCTTGAGCCTTGAGCCTTAGCTTGATGCGCTCGGCCCTCTCCTCCTCCATGTCCATCGCGTAGGTCTCAGCCTGAAGGATCTGCCCTATCCCTCGCTGGATTTTCGTCACTGTGTAGCTCGACAGGACCCCAGTGAAGACGGTGTTAAGAGCGATAAGCGCGAGGGCCTCAGGATCGAAGCGCTTGAAGACAGCGACAGCGACGTGGGTCCGACCCCTGCCCTTACGATCGTTGGTCTCAAGCCAACTTTCGATCTCTTTCGTCACTAGAGGTATAGACCCATCTATCACCCTAGTTGCCTCGTAAGAGGCTGAAGCTCCTAAGTGAGCTTTGGTTGTCTCTTGCTCCTTAAGGAAGCGATCGTACCCATCGTCGAGGGACTTAAGTTCCAT